GTATATCGGCATGGTAAATTTTTTCTCCTATAGCTCTTGAGCCAGTTGATATTAACATTTTCCCTTTGATCTTTTCTCGTATTTCTCGAAGATGTAATGCAAGAAGTTCTTCTTCTAAAGTATCTGGAGCCATTGGCCAAGTTACCTTGATACCATTTGATTCTCCGTAGATCATAATCACTCTAGATAGAAAGCCATTACCAAGAGCTTCTGGAGGAAAGGCTAGTCCAAATCCTTGAACAGTATTAGCTCCTATAAGATTCACTGTTGGTTTGTCTATTTCTACACTCTTTCCTGTAATCTTAGGATTCTTGTATATCTTCAGATTATCCCAAAGATTTGTCAGCATGGTAATATATTCCATGTTGTTCTGACCTACAAAGTCTGTGAATTCTCCTGAATAGATATAAGTCTCATAAGGTGCATCAAATGTTAGAGCATCTAATTCCTCTAATGGTGAACCAGATTCTACATCAAACTGCTTCATATCCATTAGAAAGCGTTCTTTGGAACTCTTATCTGCTGCAAATCTGGTATAGCCTGCGGCCGAAAGCAGATTCTTTCCTATGCCAAGAGCAGATCCTTTTCTGGAACCCGGTGAGCCCATAAGCATTATATATTGATTCGGATAAATTATGTCATGCCCAAAAGGAAAATATATCTGCCTTCCTAGGAGTGCTCCAATGATAGAACAACATACCCATCTATGATATACTGCTGGAGCTTCTGAAGTATCTAGACCAACATAACGTAGATAAGAAGAAAAGAAATCTTTAGATTCTGGTGCAGATTTTGGCTTAGGCTCTGATTCTGTTTCTGGCTTAGCTATTATTCGTATATTAGAGATTGGCAACAGCATAGGATGGCCCTTTCCATTTCCTAGTACCATCCATATTTATTATTTTATCTTTCTCATACCCTTGTTCTTCCCATCTATTACCATACTTCAAATCCACAGGTATTCGCATAGTCCTGCCATGAACAACGATAGGATTATCCATACACTCTATTACTCTCTGGGCATAGTAATCTCTCTTCTCTATCCTCCATTGCCCAAAAATAGAATCATGTATCTGAGCTTTTAGACGGATAGAACCAGCTCCGGGTAAGACTAGCTCATTATAGACACGCAGAAATCCTCTGTTAAGAACTTCTCCTGATAGATTCTGTGGCTGATGTGCTACTGCTCCTCGTAAAATGTTATGGTTTGTATTAATATTCCCAAAGAACTTTCTGGTGTGCCCAACTGGAGATACTAAATAACCTGTTAATGATATTTCCTGTTTGATTGTCTGATACCATGGCCGAATCTTATTGAACGGTCTATGATAGGATTCTAATAACATAGTGGCAAATCCTTTTAGAGTATATTCGTTTGCTCTATTCTTGCGAACAGTCTGTACAATCTTTGCCCCAATTTTATCTGCTGTTTCGTACAGTATCATGATACCAATATTCTCAATGAAAGTCTTAGCTCCCATCATGTAGTTGGTACCATGCACTATCTTCTTAAGAACCTTATTTCTAAAGAAATCAGATACATTCTCATATGGAATTTCGAAGAATAAAGTTCCGAGTGTTCTATAGAAGTCTTTAGTTGCATCCTCCAGTGCTGCTATAAGAGCTTCATCTTGTGAGCAATATGCTGTTGTTCTACCTTCTGCTTGCTTGAAGTCACCTTCGAATAGTTCAAAGCCAGGGTCAGCAATGAGCATACCTTTTGCATAAGAAGGAATATTCTGTATCTGAGTGCCGCACCAGAGACTAGACGCAGAACAAGCCATACGCTCAGTCTCTGTTCCGAATGGATTAAGAGCCCATAGTAAACGTCCTTTGAATTGAAGGAAATCATAATAGGTTCCTATAGCCTTTTGTGCTCCACGATAATCTAGAATATCTGTAGTCAGCCTAGCAAGAAGTGGATGCTGTTCTCCTACGACAACAAGATTCTTTTCATCAGTTCCTGACTTGCTCTTTCCTATTCCCGGCTTATTTGCACCAAAGACCTTATAGATATACTTCTCTACTTGCTGCCATGAGCCCGGATTAAAATTAGGATCAGCAAATTTTACTCTGAGCCTTTCTTCTGAACCTTTGAGGGAGATAAGAGATGCGGCCCGCAATTCCTCTCTTTTAGGCTGGTCAATAAGTAAGCCTTCGAAGTTGCAATAAAGCGAAGGATATACAAGCTTGAATTTGTTTGCATAATTTTTGACTGCATATTCTGGTGAGTTCCTTAGTTGTTCTATCATGATTCGAGCCCCGAACCAAGTATCTTTACCGTTATAGGCCCAATAACCTTCTATATCTTTCTTTTTAGTAGCATCTGCCGCTGCATCCTTCCAGTAGATATAATCATATAGGAGATAGGATGCGACAAAATCTATAGTCTTAGGTAGCTCTGCAAATTCTGCGTGCGCCATAGCCATAGTATCATACGTCCAATTAATAAGAGGCGCATGATACCGTATGCTATGGGTTGCATCATACATCCCATTGTGCATAGCCTTTGTCATAGGCAGAGCATTGATTCTTTTTAGGAGGAGAATTGCCTTCGCATAATCTTGATCAGAATCCCAATGAGTTTCTGTAAAATTAATAAAGGGAAGGACATAGGTTCGCATGGAACCATCTAGGAAGATACCAGTCCATGAGGCACAAGTAATAACAGTATGTCCTGCTATCAAATCTGTGGCTCCAGAATAGGTTCTTGTCTCCACATCATAGTAGATAGCAACTGCATTTCTCAGATCATCATAGGCATCTTTGAAGTAAGAAGTCTTTGTAAGCTTATGGAATACAAAAATCTTTGCTTTCTTTCTAATCCATTTGAGCTTAGCCACATCTTGATTCAGAAGCCACTCACCATGATTCACTGTATGAAGATGAGCTATCTTATTGATAACAATAGTAGGTACTGAGAAGTTAAGTCTAGACCCTCTCCATTTGTCTACTGTTGGAGCTTCTCCTGGTACACAGTAACGTAATGTCTGTGCATTTGATAGGAGAATGGCATCGCAAGAAGCTCCAGTTGCTTTACCTAGGAGTTCTCCAATTGTCATATCTGCTGAGGAAGATAAAGCTTCTATCCCATTATTACGTAGGACATAGGCGAGTCCTGCTAGGTGCTGCTTATCTTCCTTATCGTAATTTACTAAGACTCTCATATTACTTTCTGTCTTTCTTTCTATATTTTATCTATTTTATAAGAGAAGCACTAACGATAAAGCCTAATCCTTGTGAGACTAGGCTTTATGATTCGTATCTCTTACTTATTTAGGAGGAGATAGATGGATCACTCTGATGCAATTGGCCGCAACTGAATGTTCTCAAATACTTGGCCAGAGACAGGGTCCTTAGTAGTCCTGATGTTAATTCTGGCTTTGAAGCTGGCGTCTTTGATACCTTGGATAACATCCCGCAGACTAGCACCTTCGAAGTCTTTCACACCCAGAATACCCATTGCTGTTTTCTTGAAATACTTCAAGCCTTCTTCTGTTGCCATGTAGGTTTCAGAGAAAAGAGAACCATCAGCAACTGGCAGATTACCATTCTCTACTTCCAGAGTTTCTTCTACAGCATAGATCACACGGATGCGATTTGCTTTGATAGTAGGCTCCGATTTCGAAGAATACTGCTCTGTCTTAGCCTCCTTCACCACGAGCTGATAATTGCCTGCTGGTGGAGTGACATAGTCTGGAAGAGTCTCCACTGCATCCATATTCTGATCCATCAGTGCATCAAGATCAAGGAGGGTGGTTTGTGTTGGGGTCTTAGCCATGATATTTCTTTCGGTTTCTATTCTGATTGGTTTCTAACTAGAAGATTCTTAACTTGCGTATAAGATACTTGTATAAGATACTTGCGTGTACACGTTGGGTTTGTATATTATGTATTCTGTTTCTTAGCCTTTTGAATGGCAATCCTTTCTGCTAGAGTTGGTTGTTTAGGCTTTGCTTCTTTAGGAGCTTCTGCTTCAGCCGAATGGATAATAGGAACCACGTTAGAGGAAGCAATTTGTGGCGCAGACGCTGAGCCTGTTCTGATAATCCCAGAATCAATCAGAATGGTTCTCATATCTGGCTTAGTTGTTTTCTCAATAGCAGCATTAACTCTTGAGCCTGTAAGAACATCACCCCTATATGTACTTGATGATCCTGCTACGTGTTTATTAAGCTTCTTATGCACATAACATACTGTACCAAAGAACTTAGCACACTTCATAGAGAAAGCTTTTGAACCCATTAGAGGAAATATCTGATCTTTACCCTCATCATTCTCTAATGCTATCTCATGAGTAATAACTGCAAAATTCGTATTTGTAGCCTGTTGAACAACAGATAAAAAATCACCAAGCCATTTATTCACTGGGCCATATTCATCATAACCCGGTTTGAAGAGACTAGGCTTACCAAGACAGACTGCGGCCAGAGCAGAATCTCCTAATTGCGAACCAGAATCTAGTACAACCAGATCATTATGCGTGCACATAGATAAGCACCATTCTTTAGTAGGAGACTTTGATCGAACACAATCCACGCAATCTACTCTGCCATGTCTCTCACAAATTTTGACTGGTGTTTTAGAAGTAAATGCTTTTAAGACAGTCTCAATTGCAATTGGAACATCCCTTGAATCTCGTACTTTGAAGAGAGTGATCTTATCCAACTCATCACCAGTTAGACCCATATGGATTAGAGTCTCAACTCCATTCTCAAGATCAAACCAATAGATTCTGTGAATTTCCGGGATAGACGCTGCCGTTCCTACTAGAAGTGTCTTACCTCCTTTTGGTGGGCCATAGATAAGAACACTATGGTTTGTATCAGTCGTTGCAGCAGCAGCCGCTAATTCTCTGAGATTCATACTATTCTCCCCTTGTTTTTGGATCTTTGAGTTGTTTCAGAAGATCATCTATTGCAGTATTGTAATGTGCCCTATGCGCATTTTCCAATATAAAATTACGTAAATCAAGCCAGTCAGCTTGTGTCTCGCAGGTAATAGACTTTGATACCATACCAACTTCTGGATGAACTTCTACTGTAATGATAATAGGCATAATTATTTCCCCTTTCCTTCTTGATATTCTTTCTGTTTATCCATCAGAGATAGAAGATTCTTTCTAAATTCTGTCTTTTTCTGTTTATGAAGAAGCTTGTTATGTTGGACAGCAGGAACTAGCAATATTATCATACAATCTATAGTCTCTTCTAAT